ATCCAACAAGATTAAGTTGGGGCTCCCCCCGTCGTCCTCGTTGTACCAGACACCCCACGTTGTGCACGCGCTGTAGTCGGCGGTGTTACTCGTCTCAAACGCCGTGTCCCAGCTCTGGATGATGTACTCACAAGTGGGTGGGTCTTCGTCCTCCCAGATACGCCAACTCTTTCTGGATATCACCGCACTCGTATCTGAGGTCGGCTGTTGCATGTACTGCGCGTTCCAGAACCTCGGGTCCAACTGCATCTTTTTAGCGCGCAACTGATCGAGTGGCCACTGCTCTGGCCAGAGACTTTTCTCGTCCTCGGTGTCCTCGTTCAGTATGGCTGGCAGCTCTACCAGCTCCCAGTTGTCTGCGTCTGGGTTGCGCATCTGAAAGTCAAGCAACCTGCCGGTCAAGTCCAACAAACTCCAGCGCGTCATAATTATGATGATTGCCCCGTTGGGCATCAGTCGCTGCAGCGGTCCGGTCTGAAACCAACTCCATGCCGTATCGAACGACAGTCGGCTGTTAGCTTTCATGTCCTGCTCGGAGTGTGGATCGTCAATTACGAAGAGGTCTGCGCCGCGACCAGCAAGAGCGCCACCCACACCAACAGCGTAGTACTGACCGCCAGCGCCAGTAGACCATTTACCAGCAGCCTTCTGGTCGTCGGCGACCACGGTATCTTTAAACACCTCAGCATACTCTTCGCTCTCAAGTAAGTTTCTGACTCTTCGACCAAAGTCTTCTGACAAACCTGCCGTGTGGGTTGCCATAATGATCTTCTTCTCGGGGTAGCGCCCCAAGAAGTACGCGGGGAACAGGTAGGAGCTGAACTCAGACTTACCCATACGTGGCGCGATGTTGATAATCACCCGCTTTTTCTTGCCGTCCACCACGTCTTGAAAGATTTTGGCTAGTTTTCTGTGGTGTGGACCCACTTTAAACCCCGGATACACACGTTTAGCAAACTCAATGGGGTCAGTCTGCGCCTTATTTAGCCCAAACCGGCGGTCTTGCTCCTCAAGTTCTGCTAAAAACGCAATCTTCTCCACCCGACTCATGTGTTTGAGGGCCAACTGTGCAGCTAGCGCCTCTTGAGGGGTCAGGAAGTCGAGGTTCATGCTTCTTCTTTCAGAACTTCGGCATCCACGATGTCAACCTTGCCCATATATCGGCTAAGCTTGTCTTTAATTTTGCTAGCAAGTTCTTCATCCGTCATCTCCGTTTTCTTAACTTCGACTCTGTCAGTAAATAGGGCAACTTCCGTTACCTTACCCAACATCTCGAGCGCCTTGAGCCGCACCTTAGCGTCGGGGTGCTCGGTCTCTTGCACAATCTTGGTCAGCGCCATGCTGCGTAGGCTCTCAGCCTGCTCGATAAACTTCCACTGATACGCACTTACCATTGCAATCGTTGCGCGAATCTCTTCGGGCACTTGCATATTCAGTAATTGGTTCTTGGTATCGGGCGCGCTAGTCGTCAGTGCGGCAAAGGCGTTGACTGCTTTGGTCTCTTGGGTCTTGGTGATGATCTGGTCATCGTTGCCGGTAACTTCGCGCAGCCAGTCTGCCGTATTGATCTGCGCGTTGAGTGTTTGCGCGGCGTCAAGTTTTTCTAAGGGCGTAAAGCTGGGCACACCGGGTTCAATCTCCGGTATATAGTCTGCGGCGTTCGCGCTAACCAAATGATCCAGCAACACTTTTTTCCCTTTTCATGAGCGCCGGGCTGGCGTATTCGTCTGGAGTATATCTTGTTTTTTATTTTTTTGATACACTGGGGGCGTTGCTTACTCCTTAGTGACAATTTCCTTGGTGGGAAATTCTTGGCCCTCGTACTCACGTTCGGGGGCTTTTTTTGTCTGGGCCTGTCAAATGTTTGACAAGAGTCGGTTGAATTTTTTACAAAATTTGACAAAAATATACAGCGTGGTTGGGGAATAGTGTTCTCCGGGATAGGGGGTGCACAGCCCTATAAGCCTTGGTGGGGGGTGGGTGGGGTTCATATCCTGCCCTGTCCTACCATGTCCTGATAATTCCAAATGCTATAATAGTTCTATGGATTGGGTAGATTGATTGATCGCCCAGTCCTGTGAGCCAAGCCACATCGCTTGGCATTTTGTTTTGGAGTTTCAAATGAACGCTATCGTTACGAAGTACCTCGTTACTGTTGAGCAACACATTGACGCCACACACAACCTGAGTGATGTCGTTAAGAAGTTTGCACCAACGTACAACGCTATGACACAAGAGCAGCAGCTCGATGTGCGGGACGCATTGGTAAAGCTGATCGCACGCAAGAAGAAGGTCGAGTACAAACTCGTTGAGAAGGGTAGTGCCAAAGGACACCTCACGTTCGAGCGCACGACAGCGGCGTTGTCTATGCTGAACTACTACCTTCCTGCCAAGCGGATTGTAGAGAAGTCCTCTACAACGAGTAACCAAGTGGACAAGGTTGCCAACGCTGCCAAACGTATCAAGGAGTCTTACACGGCAGCAGAGCGCAAGCGTTTGATCAAGCTGTTGTCAGAGTAAGTTCTCAGCAACGTGTTTGTGTATCTCTAGGTGAGGGCGCAGCTTTGCCGCTGTTCACCCTCGCTGTCTAATTTCCGTTTCACTACAAACCAAGGACTATCTATGAACGACTTGCTCAGCCTTTTACTCGCTGCCGCTTGCGGCTGCATCGCCTTCATCTTCTTTATCCTAGCCTTCGCCTACCCCGCATTTGGGGTGCTCTCGTTCTTCGTAGGCGGTGGCTTTGTCCTGCTCTCATTAAGGGTTATGCCGTAGGTACTGAGTGCTTTCTCTAAGCCTTGCGTGCAGGGTTTAGGGGCTGGCACTTGCTAGCTTTGTAGAGGAAGTCTCTACAACAACTCACTAAGGAATCAACATGAGCGACAACATGATCAACAGCATCATCAAGGACTACACCACCGCCTACAAGTGCCGCAACGTAGGCGCATACTTCGTGTCCTTCCTCGATGGCAACCCACCCAAGCTCTACAAGGGCTACGCCAACGCACTCAAGGCATACCGCAAGGCAGGGGGCTATGGTCACGCCTCCATCGTCCCCAAGGCAGACGCACTCAACCACCTCGCAACCCTCATCTCTTGAGTTCTCCACAACACGTTATGGTATCTTTTACCCCTCGGACGTTCGTCCAATATGAAAGCGTTCGAGCGGGGTTATGGGCGGGGTCAAGACCCGCATGTTTATTAGCGTTGTCCCGCCGTCCGTAGAAAACGTCTATATATATATCTATATAATTCTAAAGAAATATATATGTGTATTTTTATTGGACGGACTTGTCCGTTGCCTTTAACTTTAATTGGCTGTGTATACTCTAAAAGCTGTGGACGTTCAAGACTCTACCCTCCTAAACCCAATGTTTATGCGGGTTCACAGCACGCCCATTACCCCGCCGAATACTGATATTCATTGGACGTAAAGGTTGATGTAGTGCTAAGCTAATAACCATGCGGGTTTCAAGCCCGTCAATTTTTAAGGAGTAAGTATGCCAGACACCCAACATGGGCTATGCCCGAAGTGCAATTTAGTTAAGCCCTTGAAATCATTCAAGAAGTTAGCCACGCCCTCTCAGATGCGCTCGTGGGGCAAGGAGGGCAACGTCCGAATGACCCTCACAATGACGAACTGTAAGGAGTGCAGACCCAAGCCACGCCCACTATCCAAGCTATCCCCCGCAGAAATCAAACGGCGCATCGCATCAGGTGAAACCATCTACAAAGACCCCGCCAAGGCTGAGCAGATACTAGCCAACCGTATTGAAAGGAGTAAAGCGGCGATGGTGCGCTCAGGCAAAGAGCACCAGTTTGATATCAAACGCACACGCTGGGCAGCGATTGTAGAGGAAGTCTCTACAACGCATAGGCGGTTCGACCTACGCCTACGCAACCTCATACGCAGAGAGAACGCTCATCAACCTTTTAAAGGGGAACATATCCTTTACACCATAGCCTGTGTCGATGCGCTCACCCGCATCAAGCTCTTGCTTAAACCCGTCCCCATCACCCCACCGCCACCCTCGTGGCAACACCTACTAACCCCCAAGGAGTCCACCACCATTCAATCGCTGTACAACGTGTTACCAAAGAAGGGCTTGAGAGAGTCCGCACGCCTAAACATAAACAAGGAGTAACAACATGAAAGGCTTAGCGAAGTTCGGGTTTGTGTATGTAACGCTCGTTACCGTAGCGTTGCTGTGTTGGCTAGCTGTTGAACTTTATGAGGAGTTGAGATGAACGAGGACAGAATGAAGGGCGTGTGCCTAGACTGCCAAGCTCACTTCGACTGGGCTAGGTTCATGGAGGGTAATAAGTTGTGCGTGCTGTGTACTAAGCAGCGGTTAGTGCCGCTGTTGTTTAAGTCAACCACCAAGGAGTCAACATGAAAGTTAAGATCAGCGATTACCCCACACACTACGGCACAGAGCACATCGCCAAGGCTCTGTTGTTTTGGTTACCTAAAGAGCACCCGCTTGTCGAGCGACTAGACAACTGGTTGATGGGCTACGACCCCAAGCAGGACTACACGCCTGAGATCGGTAGCTGCTACGACAACTGGGAGGGTAGTTGGTTACTCCGTACGCTCAACGCCATCAACGTGTGGCGTGACAATCACCGCACCGTCAAGGTACACATCGACAGATGGGATACGGTGAACATGAACAGCACGTTGACGGTGCTCATACTGCCTATGCTCAAGCAGTTAAAGGTCAGGCAGAAAGGCTGCACGCTAGTGGACAACGCTGACGTACCCGTTGAGATGTTCGTAGACGAGGACAGTATCTTCGATGGCACAGAGGACAACCACGACATGCTGTTCAAGCGGTGGGCGTGGGTCATGGACGAGATGATCAATGCCTTCGAGAAGCTGAACGATGAGGACTGGGACAAGGGGTTCTTTGCGGGTGAGATGGACAAAGATGTGTGGCTCGCCGAGAAAGATCGTATCGCTAACGGATTGCGCCTGTTCGGCGTGTACTTTGAGGGGTTATGGCAATGAGTGATGGCAACATGGGTGTGGGTAAGAGTAACGTGATCAATCAACCAAGGAGTAACAACATGAGTATTAAACCAACAGAAGCAGAGTGGGTAGCACACGCACAAGAGTTTGCTAAATTTTATCAACCAACGGTGCAAGCCAAGATCAACGGGTGGTCTGCCTTAAACACAGGCGATGGTATCGCAGTTAAACATCTAGGCGGCAGCACGTTGGAGGTGTGCCTGTCTGTTGATGGTGATGGCGAGTTAGTTATTGAAGTGCACCAAGAGGGCAAAGATGAGCCCGTGTTCGTAGCC